GTCTCAGCTATCCCTTCAATCCGGTGTGACGTGGCACTTTGGCGATGCAACCTATGACGAGTATCACCCTAACACCCGCTATTACCTCGACTTTGACGGTTCGGATGACAATCTAATCCTAGATGCCGATACGATTGCAGCGTCAAGCAATGCAACGCTGTATAAGACGTTCCGTGGGGATACGACGGATACGCAGCAGGTTATGTTCGCATCAAGTAATGTTGGACCCTATATTCTTGCTGCAGAAAATACCACGTCAACAAGTATAATTGGCTCTGTAGGCTCCCCTGTATATCGAGAGGACGGAACCATCTCATCTTATGCGACCCGAGATGACGTCTTTACAGCCCTTGTGGACAACACAGACCACACCATCGGAGTCGAAGAGGCAAATCTTTCACTAACTACCGGATGGGCATCTTTTGGCTTCTACATTGGCGGCGAATACGACACCAACTTCGACTCCACAGGCCGTCTCTACGCATGGGCCGCAGTGGATACCCGCCTTGATGGTCGTGGCCGCGATCTCTTAGAAAACTTCATGATAGGAAAGAAAACCTCATGACCGAATACACAGTTCGATCCCTCGTTATAATCTGCCCTGTCGATCAGATAGACGCTGTTGACCAGATGGCGGGGTCCATTGGCTACAAGGCTGGGTTCTCCATCCCGCTGTCAGCCGATGGCACAGGTGAACCCACACACAAGGGGCTACACGCCACCGCTCGTAAGCATTTCCTGTGGCTGGTAACAGGACAGCCAGATGAGGTTCCGTCTGTGACACCCGCCCCGGCACCTTTGACAGAAGAGCAGTATGAAGCTGTTTCGGAGGCGGAAGCGGCGCTCGTTTACCCAGACCCGGAGAGCGAAACCTTTGAGGCCGATAAAGCCTCTTACCACACACAGCTCACTACTATTAGAAAGCCCGTTAATGATTACAACGCCGGGATGCGACGTAATCAGCAAGAGCAAGCTGAAGCAAATGCGATTACGCTTGCTCGTTCCAACTACGATGCTATTAATTCCGCATTGCTGGAGTCTGCGACAGAGGAGGAGATAAATGCAATTCGTTCATCTCTCATTGTCAGCAGCGATCCTGTTGTGGACGATGTATCTCTATACGGCAGTGCTCATGTTAATCATGTAGCTTCAGCTAATAATCTACAAGTCATTGAATCGTCTGATGCCCCTTAAACGTGGATCCTCCCGACAGACCGTTTCCAAGAATATTAAGACGGAAATGAAGTCCGGTAAGCCGAGAAAGCAGGCTATCGCCATAGCTTTGTCTAAAGCCGGCAAGTCAAAAAAGAAAAAGAAAGGTTAGCTTTGTGTCCATAGAACAAACACTATTAACATGGTGGCCGCAGCTTACGGCGCTCGCCGCGTTCGTATTTTACCTTTCTAAGGTAAATGCGTCTCAAGACGAGCGGGTGGCTCAACTTGAAAAAAAGGTCGAGAACTTGTTTGTTCTTTGGAACAAGCACATGGATTGGCTTCTAAGCGGGAAGAAAGAACCATGAAACCGGAAGACGTCCTGATCAAGCTAGAGCAGCACGAGAGTGAGTGTAATCTTAGATATCAGCGCATTGAAGAGCGTTTAGACGACCAGAAGGTTTCTCTAAGGGGTCTGGATTATAAGATTTGGGGCTTGGCAGGACTGATCATATTCGTCCCTTTTGCACAAAAGCTTTTGGGCTGATATAGTAAGTTTTTGGAGTAGCTACATGAAACCGTCTAAGGGCAAAGCAAAGGTTAAGGTAACCTCTTCTGGTAAGAAGGTAAGTTACGGTCAGGCTGGTAAAGCCAAGGGCGGTGGTCCGCGTGTAAAGCCGGGCACATCTAAAGGTGACTCCTATTGCGCTAGATCCTTGGGCATTAAGAAACGTCTGTCTAAGAAAAAACAAAACGATCCAAACACACCTAACAATCTGAGCCGGAAGCGGTGGAAGTGTAAGGGAGCTAAAAGTGCCAAATAAAACAGCTACCCCTCGTGGCCTAACTTATTTTAAAAAAGGCGGAAAAGTTTCTGCAAAGTCTAAGGGCAGCAAGATTTGTCCTGAAGGCAAGGCTTGGGCGAAGAGAACTTTTGACACGTATCCGTCCGCTTACGCGAACTTGTCGGCTTCTAAGTATTGTAAAGACCCGAACTACGCCAAAAAGTCCAAAGGCGGTAAGCGAAAGGGCAAGTAGATGGGTGAGTTAAAGAAGTGGCTAGATGAGGACTGGGTTCGAATAGACAGCAGCGGCAACATTGCGGGCGAGTGCGGAACGTCTAAAAACAAGAAAAACCCAGACCGGTGTCTGCCCCGAAAGAAAGCTCAAAGCCTTAGTAAGTCTGAAAGAGCTTCTACGGCGAAGAAGAAGAAACGCGAAGGCGGCAAGGGCAAGCAGGTTGTGTCTAACACCCAGGCCGCTAAAGTACGTAAAATGGCAAAAGGTGGTGTTGTGGCAAGGGGCTGCGGGTCTATCCTTTCAAATCGCAGAAAAGTAACAAAAGGGTCTGTTTCCCGAGTTTAGGAAAAAGTAATGACAACATCTGGAAGCACCAACTTTGAGCTGGACGTAACAGACTATATCGAAGAGGCTTTCGAGCGTTGTGGCTTAGAACCTCGCACGGGCGACGACCTTAAGACGGCGAAGCGATCGCTTAACCTTTTGTTGGCGGACTGGGCAAACCGGGGCTTGAACCAGTGGACGGTGAAGCAGAGAACTTTTACGGTTGCCGCCAATGACGGTGACTATGCGTTAGACCCGGACATCATAGACATTCTTTCGCTGACGGTCCGTCGAAGCGGCACGGATTACAGCCTGCAAAGACTTAGCCGGTCGGACTTTCTGAACATACCAAACAAAACCACTTCGGGACGTCCCAGCCAGTTCTTTCTGGATCGTCAGATTACACCCAACCTGAAGGTGTGGCCTGTGCCGGACAACAGCTCTGACGTAATTGTTTACGATGCGTTAACGCGGATACAGGACGCGGATACGTTCACAAACACAATGGATGTTCCTTTCCGGTTCTATCCATGCCTTGCGGCAGGTTTAGCCTACTACATTTCTATGAAGAAAGCGCCGGAACGGATACAGATCCTCAAGGCTGTTTACGAAGAAGAGTTCGAAAGAGCTGCGAGCGAGGACCGTGATCGGTCGTCTTTTAACATCAGTCCACACGCTGCGTATTACAGGTGATCTATGGGAAAGTTTGCATCAGGAAGAAAGTCCTACGCGATCTCAGATAGATCGGGTCAACGATATCCGTACCACGTCATGAAAGAAGAGTGGAACGGGTTACTAGTTGGACCGGATGAGTATGAGCCCAAGCACCCGCAGCTAGAGCCTCGAACTACCCCGACCGACCCGCAAGCTTTACAAAACCCGAGACCGGACAGAGTAGAGCCCCTGAGAGTTTTTGTGGGTGTGCCTTTGGTTGAGAACAACAGTTTAAAGCCTGCTACCGCCTATGGTTTTGCAGGAACAGTTACGGTGACCACGTCATGAGTTTTACATACGCACAGCTTAAATCTGCGATACAGGATTATACGGAGAACACGGAAACGTCCTTCGTAAACAACCTGCCTATATTTATTCGGCAGGCAGAAGAGCGTATTCTGAAGAATGTTCAGCTAAGTCTTTTCCGTAAAAACGTGACGAGTACGTTTTCCTCCGGTAACCGGTTGTTTGCTGCACCTGCCGACTTCTTGGCACCTTTTTCTTTGTCTTATGTTGACGCTAGTGGGGACCACCAGTTTCTAGAGTTTAAGGACCCTAGCTTTGTTCAAACATTTCACCCGAAACCTGCAACTACAGGCAGCCCTCGTTTCTACGCTGTTTTTGACATTGATAACTTTATTATCGGCCCAACCCCTGACAGCAACTACGCGACAGAGATACATTACTTCTATCGTCCGACAAGCCTGACGGCGGGTGCGGAAAGCGGTACTACGTGGCTGAGTGAGAACGCCGAGATCGCTATGCTCTACGGCAGCTTGATTGAAGCTTACACATACATGAAGGGTGAGTCGGATCTGACGGCCTTGTATGAAAAACGTTTTGGCGAAGCGCTTGTTGCTCTCAAGATGTTTGGCGAAGCCAAAGAAGTAAACGACGAGTTCATGACGGGTAAAGTTGTGAGGCAGAAACAGTAATGCAGGTAGAAGTCATAACAACAGATAGCAGGGGCTTCACCCCGGAAGAGCTGTCGGATCGGTGTGCAAAGAAAATTGTTTCTGTTGCAGACACTGCTCCGCCGGCTATTCGTGATCAAGCACATGCGTTTCAGTCTGCGGTAGAGGCGACTGTAAACTTTTACATGCACGAAGCTGTTAGGAATGATAGGCTTACGGTGTATAATGCTTTGTTGAGCGCGGGACATCCCAAGCTCGCCGAGTTAGTAAAGGATCTGTAGACGTGGCAATTACTGGTAACGTACTCTGCACAAGTTTTAAAAAAGAGCTTCTATTTGGGGTTCACGACTTTGCTGCCAGTGGCGGTGACACGTTTAAACTTGCTTTGTATACAAGCAGCGCAACTCTAAATGCGGATACAACAGCCTACACAACTTCGGGTGAGGCTTCGGGAGCCGGGTATTCCGCAGGTGGTGCCGCGCTTACTAACATAGACCCGTCGGCGGCGGGCGGTACCGGGTTTGCTGATTTTTCTGATCTTACGTTCAGCTCGTCGTCGATCACGGCTCGCGGCGCTTTAATTTACAACTCAACTCCAAACACAGCCTCTATTGCGGTGACTAACCCAGCTTGTGCTGTATTAGATTTTGGTTCGGACAGGACGACCAGTAACGGTAACTTCACGATTGTTTTCCCGACGGCGGATGCAAACAGCGCGATCATTAGAATTGGATAGGGACATACAAGATGGCTAGTACGTACACCACCAACTTAGGTATTGAGAAGATTGGTAATGGCGAGCAGTCGGGTACTTGGGGTACTACGACCAACGTCAACTTTGACATTATTGACCAGTCGGTAAACGGGGTCCAAGTGATAACGTTGGCGGGTACCGGAAGCACGGGTTCCCCAAACGATTTACCGATAAACAGCGGTTCTACAAGCGCCGGCCACAATAAGTACATTGAGTATTCTGATGGCGGCGATCTGGGTGGTACTGCTTATGTGCGGCTAACGCCGGAGACTGCGGAAAAGATTGTTCACATCCGAAACAGTCTTTCTGGCAATCGAAGCATTATTGCGTTCCAAGGAACGTACAACGCGGCTCGGGATTTTGAGATCCCTAACGGGGCGGATGTTGTTCTTAAGTTTGATGGTGGTGGTAACAGCGCAGCGACGGTAACAGATGTTTTTGCGGATCTGACGGTTACGAAGATCACGGCAACCACGGTGGATATTAATGGGGGCGCTATTGATGGTACGACCATCGGCGCTAACTCGGCTGCGGCAGGTACTTTTTCGACGGTCAATATTGACGGTGGGTCTATCGACGGAACCACTATTGGCGGTGCGACACCTGCGGCAGGTAACTTTACTACTGTAGACATCGACGGTGGGTCTATTGATGGTGCTACCATCGGCGCTAACTCAGCAGCCGCAGGTAACTTTACTACAGTAGATATTGACGGGGGCTCCGTTGACGGAGCCGTTATTGGTGCCAACTCGGCGGCTGCCGGTACGTTCACCACGGTTACTGCTTCTGGGTTGGTTACGGTTGCTAGCTTGAAAGGAACGGGCGCTACTACTGTCACGAACATCCTTGACGAGGACAACATGGCTAGTGACAGCGCTACAGCGCTGGTAACGCAACAATCCGTTAAAGCGTATGTGGATGCTCAATCTGCGGGCGGTAACGTTTCAAACACAGGCACTCCGGTCAACAACCAAGTTGCTGTCTGGACTAATGCCACAACAGTCGAGGGGGTGGCAGCCCTAACTTTTGACGGGACTACGTTGTCATCTACTGAGGTGAATGGCCGTGCAACACCCTCTTCTAACACAACAGGCACTTTAACAGCCAACGACGCCAATGATATTGTTTTAGCCACGGGCAACATAACGCTCCCTGCTTCTGTCTTCACGGCTCGGGACATTGTTATCATAAGCACAGCAATATCCGGCCGGACAATAACCCGAGGATCCGGCTTGGCGATGTTTTTGAACGGTACGGACACCGCTTCCGTAACGCTTGCGGCTAACAGCACGATGGGTGTATTGTACAGAACTGCTACGGAGTGCCATATCTTCGGGAACGTGTCGTAATGAGCATTATCCTCAACGCCTTGATAGCTACGTTGGGATCTACTTCGGAGGATCCGGGCGCGACGGTAACCATCGTAAACCGAACGATCACCTATGTCCAATTTGGAGCTAGCGCAACGGCCTCGGTGACGTTTAAAAACGACGGCACAACTTCGTCGGTTTTTAGCTCGGGTACGGGATACTCTACCGACTGGATTGACCCGACATCGGCAGCGCCGGATGATTATCAAATCAGGGCTACGATTTCTAGTGGAACAATGACGTCCGGTACTTTTGGGTCTTGGTTGGCGCTAACCTCAAACCGCACTTGGAGCAAAACCCAGTTTAGCGTGGGAAGCAGCTCGGCTCAGGTTTTATTTGAGATAAGAAAAGGCTCTGGATCTGTTCTTGATTCAGGAACGATAACTTTTTATGTAGAAAGAGTTTCTTAGCTATGCCTCTAACGAAGCTTAATTTTAAACCGGGTGTAAACCGAGAAATCACTTCGTACTCCAACGAAGGTGGCTGGTTTGACGGTGACAAAATTAGGTTTCGGTTCGGGACAGTAGAGAAGCTTGGTGGCTGGGCTAAGTACGCCGCCTCCAGCTTCTTAGGCATCTGTCGGGGCATCTTACCGTTTGTTGCCTTGGATAAGACACAATATCTTGGCGTAGGAACGAACCTTAAGTACTACCTCGTCGAGGGCGGTCTGTTTGAAGACATTACACCGCTAAGAAGCACAACAGCTGCGGGAGATGTTACCTTTGCCGCAACGAACGGATCTTCCACCATAACGGTGACGGATGCCAACCACGCGGCAAACATTAACGATTTCGTAACTTTCTCTGGCGCGGTGTCCTTGGGTGGTAACATCACAGCGGCGGTTCTAAACCAAGAATACCAAGTTATTTCGGTCCCTACGACCAACACCTACACTATCCAAGCCCGTACGGTGTCCACTATTGCAAGCATAACGGTGAACGGTCAGATTGTTGCTACGCCGGTTGTTGCCAATGGAAGTGACACCGGCAATGGCGGAAGTTCGACCGTGGGTGCATATCAGTTGACCACGGGCCTCGACACAACAGTTTTAGGTACTGGTTGGGGCGCTGGAACTTGGAGTCGTGGCGGCTGGGGATCGGCGGCCACCTCACCAACAACCGGTGAAGTTTTGCGGCTCTGGAGCCATGACAGCTTTGGCGAAGATTTGATCTTCAATGTACGTGACTCAAACATTTACTACTGGGACAAAAG